GTGTAATCTGTGCCGAGCTGATAAGACTTAATGAGATCGTCTAAGGTAACTTCGCGTTCCTCACCTGCGGCTTTCACCCGGTAGCGCGGCGTTTCCTCGACTTGCTCAGTCTCTTGCTCAACCTGCGGTTCCTGCTCTGGAGCCTCGGGAGTCGGTTCCCCTTCCTCTGGCCCCATCATGCCTAGAATCGCACTGGCTGCACTATTTACATCTAGCGGCCCACTTCCATTCGGATTAGTGTCCATACACCCTCAAAATATTTTCCAGCGTTTTTGGGCAATGTCCGTAGTCTTTGCAATACTCTCAAAATGACTGCGGATTGATTGCAATGCAATAATCATTTTATAAGCATTCTCTCTTTTGTCAATATCATCTATTTGCGAGGACTTTATAACATCCACATGATATTGCTCTAGCTTATCAAGTTCTGAGTTGAATTCCTCATCTCTGAGTAGATTTGCAGCACGCTCCGGCGTCATCCAGGGATCTCCACGTTAGCCGAAATACCAGCGCCGATCTTAGCGGCTTTCAATTGCGCCTCAACTTGAAACTCTTGCTGCTTCAACTGAAGCTCAGCAGCGGCTTTTTCTCTTGCAAGCTGAATATCGGCTTGAGCTTTTAATCTCTGAGTTTCAATCGCAGCCATAGCCTTTTGCTGCTCAATCTGAATCTGAGCTTGAGCTTGCGCCATCATTGCATCCAACGCAGGATTACCCTGTTGCGGGGGAGGCTGGCTAAGCTGCTGGTCAATCTCAGGGGTGATTTCCTTGAAGAATTCAGTCGAATCTTTGAACCCTGCCGCCTCGATAAACCTGCCCAGAACAGCGCGATACTGGCCAACAGACACCAATGGATTGTTAGGCCCGTAGGCTTGCAAAATAGCTTCCTGCTTGGCCATGACCATCTGGAGCATAGCCATCTGTTCTTGCTTGCTGCCAGTTCCCAACCCGACGGAGATGCTGAGGTCGTACTGATTCGACCACTCTCGCGGGTCCATTTCTACAAACTTGCCGCGCATCCTGATAAGACGGGGCTTGTCCTGATACTTGCAGAGAAGGTGAAGAATTCCTTTGAACAGGCTCTTGACACCCGTCTCAGCAAACAGTCGCGCAATCAACTCCAGCTTACCCTGTGCAGCGCCCATAGTAGCCGCTACAGCAGCCGCAGTGACGTTTTGCAATACGTTGGGATCTAACCCCTGCTGTGCGTCTGAAACGCCTGTGCGCTTGCTTTGGACGTTATCGAAATACCCCAGCATCGGGAATGCGCTATCAGCGATATTCGGCACAACCATCGGCTGCACAGCACCAGCAGACTTCATCCGAACAACCCCGCCCGGAGTGACGTTCAGCAGGTCGTCCAGATTAACCTGACCCTCGATAGCGCCCATCCTGGCATTGTTCGAAAGGTAAAGGTTATCTAGGGACTGACGCACCAGCGTTGACTTGATGAGCTGGAGATCCATCGTCCGATCAGCCATCGACTGACCGAAAAACTTGTGCGGTATCGGGAACGGGCAAATCACATGAAACGGCACATAATCCACAGGCACGTTGGCTTTAGACCCGTCAGCACGAGTAAGAATCATCTGGTTGCTGAAGAAAATCTGTCTCAGTTCTGCAAGACCATCACCGTCTGAGTCAACATAGATATAACACTCGAAAACCTCGACTTCTTGCATAGATTCGTCGAGACTTTCCTGCTCGAACGGTTCTTCCCCAGGCGAATACCGAGCAATCCGCTCCTCTGTAAAGTCAAGCGAGTTATACGCAGGCAGGCTAGAAACCTCATCCCGGTCAAACCCCATCGCTACTAAGTCCGACCGTGGCACAAGGCGACGGTGGGCGCAGAAGGGCGACTTTTCCTGACCGAAAACTGCCTTCTTACTGACGATGAATTCTTCCGGCGGCACAGACTCAATCGCCACCCGACCAGACTTGTCCTTCTTTCGGACGGTAATGGTTGTTTTATTGGACACCATCGGCTGACCCATTGGGTCTAGCATAGGCTGCCCATCTGGCCCTATGATTTCCTCAGTCTCTACAGACTGGCCGACAATCTCTCGGGTGCCATCCAGCATTAACAACGCGATCTCGTTGTCAGTGAGGTTTTGATACGTTTCCTCAGTGACATCAATCTGCTCGTCCCAATAACACTTTAGAGTTCCGGTCTTAGCAACAAGCGCATCCCAGAACCACTGATGTAGCAGCGCAAACCCCGGGTTGTCCTTGTAAAACACCCAGTTTGCATAATCAGTCGCTTGTTTAGCGCCTTCCTCATCCCCAGGGCCAACAGGCTCATACCGAGCAATATCATCGCTCGCGGTAAATACGCGAATCAACTGAGGCAAGGCACCGTCTACAGATTCGGCAACCTCGCCAGTGACAATCTGGCTGCGCCCGTCGATCTCATTGCCGTACGGGTTTCTCAGGTAGTAATTAAGCGCCTCAGCACGCTGGCCAGTTGTTTCGCTGTCCAACATCCCAATAGCGTCGTCGATCTCCGCGCTTACGATTGCGGCAAGGCGTCCTTCATCCATTTCTCAGCCCTCTTGATGTATGGCCGTTTCTCGGGTTGCTCCAGCATTTGCCGCAACTCCTCGATCTGTTTACGAAGCTCAGCCATGTCTTTTTCGTACTGCTGGCGCATTACAATATGACCCTGCGGAATCATCATACAACCCACCTCGTATTAACCTGAATGGATTTACCCCAGGTCGATTGCGTGTCATTGAGCCCGATTGCAAGATACCGAAAAGCGTCCGATCCATGACTAGACCAGTCGTGCATTGGCCTATCATAGAACACTTTCCGCTTTTCGTCGAAGTCTCTACGATAATTTCGCAAACAATTCAACCCCTCGCTAACCTGCGGTACGTTAAACCAGCATCTCGGAAGCATTCTCCTGACTGCCTGTATCCCATCGTCCACAGACATTCTCGGAGCAATCCTGCAATCCAATCCAGCCGATTGCAAAACCTCCAGCCGAGACTTTCCAGTGCCTAATTCCCTGACCTGGATGTCGTGCGGGACAATATGCTCGGCTTTTAACCAGTCCCGTTCTCTCAGCGTTCGGACGTACCAATCAAGCCCGACACCGTGGTTCTCGATGTAATCCAGCAGGCGGATCTCTTGGCCATGTACCTGCGCCACCCAAATAGCCGTTGAATCCCCGATTCCCAAGTCCCAGGCTGCAATGGTCTTGCAAAGGTCATCCCGCTTGATCTCGCAGAATCGCCCTTCGCCTTCCATCTGATTGATCTGATGACCGTAGTACGCACCCTCGATAGCAGCGTGGAATGAGCACTCAAATTCCTGGTCGTACTTATCCCGACCCATCTCGTGCAGAGCATCATCCAGCTCAGCCTGCGGGAGAATGCCTGTCTTGCTGGCTTTGAACTCAAGCAGCTTCCATCCGGGCTCATTGATAGCCCTATTTCGCAGGTCAAAGAAGTGATTCTGACCCTTTGGCGTCCCAATGAACAGTGCCCAGCCTTGTCTGTCAGCTAGGGCAGGGCGGATAACCTCGTTCCATATCTTCGGGTTTTGGTCGCCAACCTCATCCAACACCACTCCGTCGAAATAGCTTCCTCGAAGTGAGTCAGGGTTGTCTGAACCGTATAAACCGATACGCCTGTCCCAGAAGTCCACTCTTAGCTCTGAGATATTGGCCGTTCCCCCAAGAGGCTGGGCAAAGTGAGTTAGGTAATCCCAGGCTACTCGTTTGGCCTGAGAGTACGTCGGGGCAATATAAGCGTATCTCGGTCGCTCCTTCTGACAAAGCACCGCAGACTTTATGAGCTGATTGATTGCGCTGACAGTCTTGCCTAATCTTCGATGCGCCACTACAACGGCAAAACGGTGATCCTCCAGCGCAGAGTGAATCTCCATCTGCTCCGGTCTTGGCGCGTAAGGAATAATTACTTCTCTGACGCCCATCGCACTACAGCCTCGATAGGCCCACCGTTATTGCCCGAGATCTCCAGCGGTAGCAGCTTGGGGTATATCTGAGCCCAAAATACTCGCTCGTTCTGCGGATCTTCCTTTACCCACTCTACTAGCCTATCAGCTCCACCCAGCCCAGCAGCGGCGTAACTGATCGCCTCTTTCACCTGTAGCGTGGTTTTATTCTTGGAGCCTTTTGGACGGCCCATACCCTTGCGGGTGTAGTTGTCTTTTTCTATTTTAGTCATAACGCGCACTCCTACTAAAGTCATGCGAGTTTACTACGCTTTGCTATCAATTCGCTAATATACGGGTCGTTTTCCTGCTCTTTGGTCGGCGCATATAACGCTCGCTGACGGTTATCTGTTATCCCTGGTTGGCAGAGATAGTACATAGCTAGACTGTTTCTGGTGACGTTATCAGGACAATCTATCGGCTCCGGTAGCCCATGCCATGACCCGCGAGTATCAAAAATGACCGCTCGGTTAAATACTGGAGCAATCTCTTTTATCAGCCGTTTCTTTCCGTCGTACAGTCCTAAATGACCGCCCCAATCCTCGTCCCAGTCTGGCGTCAAGTAGACGATGACATTTAGCCTGCGCTGAAGGTTTAACTTTGGATGGATGTTGTAATCCAGATGCACATTAAGCTTGCCACCTCTACCGTGCTGATGGAGTCCACCACCGTGTAAACCGTAGTCAGCAATGATATGCTCGCCGATCAACGCTCCAAACTGGTCTGCAAGTCCTGCTAGGGTTGTCAACGCTCGGTAAGTGGCTGGTCCAAACCTCTGCCAGTTGTTGCAAGTTTGCTTAATCTCTAACGGGTTGTCGTATCGGAACCAGCACGGGTCGTCTTGATGCGGGAACTCTGCGGCTATTTCGTCCGCCTCTTGTAGACAGTCATCGGCTATTGCATGCCAGAATGGCTTGTGAAATATCGTTAGGTTCACTCTACGCTCAGCATCTTTAGTGCTTCTTCCTCACCTGGGAATACGACAAAGTTACGAGTGCCTTTACCTGTACCGCGAGAACCTTGGTCAAAGTAGCGGACACCGGGAATTCCGGCTTGGCGAAGCAGTTCAGAAGCCTTTGCGTCGCCAATCAAGCCGCCTAAAGGCTTTAATATATCTGTTCCACCAAGAAGGTCTTCGTATTTACCTATGCCAATATAGTTTTTTATGTCTTGGGGCAGTTTGTTTAATGCGTTTTGCACGGCTTTTGGCTGCTCGCTCAACGGCTTATCCCAATCCAGCATCTTGCCAATCATCTCGTCTGGGATGTCTACGGTGTAAAATGCTCCGTAAGATACTTTACTAGGATCCATTTTAGTTATTTCTGGAATTAATAAATTATCAAAGGCATATCTTTCAGCCTCTTTTATTGCCGCTGCTTTATCTCCTTTCACTCTAAGCAAAATTTCTGCCGCGGTTTTTCTAAGTGTGTCGTTTAATTCAACCCCATCATAAGATGGATTCATATTCCTTAAAGTTCTACGATATTCATTTGCAACACTTGGGTTTTCGGCAAAGTACAGCCCATGCCCATATGCCTGCGCTCCCTCTCCTGTCCCGATCTTGGAAGCATCAAACTTGCTGAACCTATGCGGACTGCCATGATACGCAGTAAGCGCCAATAGCCCCGCAAGCTCATCTGACCCTTTAGCAGCCTGCACAACATCGGCCAGCAATCCAGGCACCTGAGCGGCGGCTTTCATAGCCCCAGCAGGGATTCCAGCAGCAGGCATATTACTAACCGCCTGCCCCGTCCTATACGCTTCCTCTGATCCGTATTCCGGCCTTTGCAGGCCCAGGAATCCACGGCCGAACGGGCCAGCAACATTAGCGAACGGCTGCCCAATATACCGCTGGTAAGTATTGGCAGGGTTTATTGCCTGTAACAGTTCTTCCAGCGTAGCCATGTCATTTCGCCTTATTCCTTGCGCTGATAGCCTTTGCCTTAGCCTTGGCGTCCGCTTTGGATGACGCACCCCACGCTCTCAGCGACAGCAGCAACCGCGTAGGCTCACCGTTCTTGTACTCCGGCCCTGGCATGTTGCCCATCCTCGCCAAAAACGATGCTCGCCTCGGGTTATCGCCAGACTTGACAGGAGCCTTTAGATTACTCCCAGGGTTCTCTCGCTCGTAAGACTTACGCCCAGCCTCATTCAACCCACCTTTGGGGTTCTTGCCAGCCTTGCGAGTCCACGCCGCGCTCATTCTTCTTCCAGCAACTTGGCGATTTTAAGCAGGATCTTCTGCTTGGGATTCATCCCCTTGACCGGGCCACCAGACAACCAACGGTCACAGGTCATGTCTTCGCTACACACAAAGTCATTCTGCGTGCAATACCCATAGTCGTCGTCATCCGTGCCCATGCACTCCATCATCTCCGGTGTCTGAATGAAAGCTCCACACTTGCCGCAGGAATATTCCTCCTCGTCAGCTTCCCGGTAATTGGCAGCAGATAACGCTTTTTCGCGGTTTTTATCGTTTGCTTTCTGATCCTGCGTGACGATTGGGCAGTTCATTTCTTTTTACTCGGGTAGGCTGGAGCGTTGTTCTTGGCAGGCTTTGGTTTTTTCTTGTAATTCGGCTGATTGGTCGTACCCATCACTTTTTCCTTGCTGCGCGGAGGTTATCAACGAGGTTCGGGTAAGGTCTGCCAGCAGCCTTGGCCATTGCCTTTGCCGACCTCTTTTCTTTAGCCGACAACGGGTCAGGCTTGCCCAGCTTTTTAGGACGGGGCTTATCCCAGATCGCTTTCATTTTTTGCGAGCAGGCATCTTGGCGTATGCCTTCTTTGGAGTTTTCTCGATCATCTCTTTGGCCACAGACATCGGAACACCCGTTTGCTTTGCAACCTTCTTGCTGCCAGCGGCTGCGTACATAAGACGCTGCTGGGCTTTACTGGTGATAGGCATTTAATCCTCCACGTAGTGTTCGAGATGGCCAATTCTGCCACGTACACCTATTTTACCCACTTCGTGCAAAATGTCACGTGGTAGGAATTTCCAGAATCCATGCTCTAAATCGAATACCCTGCCAGACTCCCATTGCCGCCAGTGGAATTGCTGTATTTCACCCAGCACACTCCTGATTTGCGGCACCAGTTCTCTTGAGAACGAATACAGCCGGGTCATCAGCATTCCATCTGTCCCGCACTCATCCTGGCTAAACCCGGTCGGCAACCTCTCGCGGAATGTCGCAAGCCTGTGACTCTCAGGGTCGAAGTCGTCCGTCAGCACATATCTCCCAGACAATTTAAACACGCGATCAGCATAGATCGGCTGACGCAATAACTCTCTGGTCGTGTAAGCCTCCGTTGCCGACTTTCGGAACCCCAGATTCCACGGTTTGCTGGCAACAAACTTGACATGCTCGTCATCCCAGAACGGGAATAATCTAGCCCTTGCTGGCAAACACCCCACAAACGCGCTAGAAAGGGCTACAGGCGACGATTCTGCAATCCAGATATCCGCGGTAGGGTAACGCGTCCAAATCGATTCTAGAGTCTCTAATGTTTCCTGTAGACGACGATCATCGTTGCATATTGCGCTATTGACGATAAAAAGCATCACCAGACCCTCCTGGTGCTGTTCCATCCCTGAGTGGCAAAAATCTGCCCGTTCCCCTTGTACATTTCACCAGCAAAGTGCTGCGGCAGAAAATAATGGGACGGATAGATGGTGATGTCTCGGAACTGGTGGTTATGGACGGTTTGGGTGAGTCTAACCGGCCCGGAGTATTGCCACGGAGGTAGATTCCCAGGGTCTTGATCGAGCATGTCTTGGATGATCTGACCGATCAGTGGGTGGTCTGGAACCGATCCCACGACCCCGTTGGCGATCAATCCAGGTCTGGAGATTTCCGACTCCCAGCAGGCGAATAGGTCTGGTTCTAAAAGCCAGTCCTCCAAAGACCGCACACACTCGGAATCAGCGTCTAGCGCAATGCCGCCAAGCTCGTACAGGATCTCCCAGCGCATGCAGTCTGCTACACCGGGAAAGTTGCCCCAGTAGTGTCGCATCCGCTGTGCAAGCCTCCACCCACGTTGGAGTGACTTGTTGTTCCAAACCGTGACCTTGTAGTCAGGGTTCAGCAGCTTCCAAGTGTTGATCGCTGCGTGAGGGGTTTTTGATTCGTCTCCAACCCAGACAATGTGCATGAGTTTTGGAATCATAAAAAAATGCCCCTAAGGAGGGGCAAAACTTCACAGGAGACATTTCCAGTGTACACGGTTTCCCTTCTTGAGTCTAGCCACAATCCCACGGGTTTCCAGGTTGTCCAGCACGTTGATGGTGTGTCTTTTGGATACCATGAACCTGTCGGCAATGGTTTGCGTTGTGTGTGGCGTTTTGATGGTTTTGATCCAACGGATCAGTTTTTCTTCAACAACCATTCGTTACCAACCCTTTTGTGTGTCTGCTCTAGCTCTGACAGCGTTTTGCATCGCCTGGATGATGCTGGGCCTACAGTGTGCTTCTCTAGGGACTTTTGGTTCTGAAACATCCGCAGACACTTCTTGCATTCGATCATCGCTGCACCCAAAAAGTTA